CGGGCCTAGGGGGTGGGGTGGGGGCATCCTGGGGCGGGTACCCTTACCGCCACCGTCTACTGGTCTTTAGGGGTCTCATATCGGCGTACCGGGCTTCTGAGGCATCCTTGTTTCCGCGCTTTTGGTTGCATAGGCGGTGCGCGAGTCGGCAGTTCTTCCGGTCGAATGGTGATCCGCCTTTGGATACCGGGATGATTTCGTCTACTTCGGGTGATCCTGGCAGTCCGTGAGGCAGGGTCTTGTCTACTGGCATGTGGCATAGCCAGCAGTCTGTCTCTTCACGGATGACGCGGGCTCTGATCTTGTCACGTAATGAACCGTTGGAGCGTCGGGGGTTTGGCTTAGTCGCCATGTCGCTGCCGGTTCGGCCTGAAGCCGATGCGGTAGGCGCTGCTGTCGTCGTCATCGATTGATTGGCGAGAGTAGCCGGAGTGTAGTTCGGGTGGTGCGGTGTAGGAGTGTGCGTGCTCGGCTTGGGTGAAGTTGTTGCCCTCGGGTTGGGGCTCTTGTTCGATGCCCATAGATGCGGCGTGAGCTTCAAGCCAGGCGCATATGGCGCGGTAGAGACGCACGCTATCCTCCTTGGCTTGGTGCCAGATGGTGGCAGGTGCACCTAACCACCACCCGGCGTTGCTGCGGTCTTACCCATCCGTCAGCTCTGGGGTGTGGTGATCTACTTTGCTAGGCCGCGTTTTCTATTGTTGGTCGGCGTGCGTTTCGATCAGTGGCAACGTCAGGACTTGAACCTGAGACCTTCCGCTTATGAGGCGGACGCTCTACCTGCTGAGCTACATAGCCGTGGTGCCGGCGTCGTCACGACGAGCGGCGGTGTCCGTATCGCTGGGCTGCGAGATGCTGCCTCCTGGGGGAAGAGGGCAAACAAAAAGCCGGAGACGCTTATGCGTTCCGGCTTGGTTTTTTCGAGACTTGTGACCTCGACAGGACTTAGCTTAATTCACTCCTGCCACTCCTGCAACATCTGTTGTGGGTGTGTTGAGTGCGACGGCTCGAAGCCATTTGAGTTCGTCGCCGGTCCATTCGGCTTTGCATCCGTCGCAGTTGGCTGTCCATTTGTTGGGTGGTGCAACGGTTTCGGTGTCGTCATCCCAGTAGTGGATGGCTAGGCATTGGTCTCGTTCGGGCCCATGGAAGCGTTGGCCGCAGGCTGGGCATGGGATGGATGGGCGCCATGGTGGGCGTTTGGATACGAGCAGGTCCCGGATGTCACTGACCCATTGGTTGGTGATGCCTTCGAGGTAGGGCTGCCATTCGGTTGCTGTGGCGATGGACCAGGCGCGTAGGAGTTCTACGAGGCCGCCCTGGTATTCGAGGCTGGTCATTTCGTATTGGTTGGCGAGGGCTTCGGCTTTGATGTCGTTTTCGAGTTTGACGGCTTTGTGGTTGACGATCATGCCTGCCCCGCCGGTTCCGCCGCCTTGTGCGCCCATGTTGGATCCGCATGCGGCGCGGAGTTCGGCGAGTAGCGGTGGTGTTTGGTGGAATGATCCGTCATCGGCGCGGGTCATGTGCTCGTTGACCAATTGGTGGATGTTGTCTTTCAGGCTCACGCTTCACTCCTGTCCAGTTTGTGGCAGCGGTCCAGCCACTCAGCTTCGGTTTCGTGGTATTCGTACGTGACTCTTGGTTGGGGTTCGTTTACTTCGGTCCCGTAGTCAGGCCCGCCCCATTCGGTACCTTCGTATGCTTCAAGAGCACGCAACCCGGCTTTGGCCCGGAAGTACAAGCCCCAGTCTTCATCTGTTGGAGGGGTTTCGTGGCGGGTAGCTTTGCGGGTGTATCGGCTGTCGTTGAGTGATTTCTCCATGTACAGCATTTCTGCTGAGACCCGGATCATGACCGCGTTCTTATGAATTTCCACTATGGTTTGCCTCCGTTGTGGATGAGTTGGCGGCGCTTGGTTCTCCAGTGGGTGGGCCAGTGCCCGAACATCAGTCGGAGTGAGGCCCTGCGCTCTCTCTTCTCGCGGCGGGTCTTTGGTGGGATGCAAGTTAGCGTGAGCGTTGTTCCAATAACGGGCGGGTAGGTTCGTATGACTCGTTCGTCCGGTCTCGCGCTGTACGTGAAGCCAGGATCGCGGGCGGAACCTAATTCCTGCCACTGATCAGGCGGCCCATCGATGCTCGCTCCGGCTGGTGCGAAGTAGACCTTGCCTCCTGGCTTGAGGTATCCGCCTTTGTTGAATGGCAGCTCACTCACTTGTCCTCCTTGGGTCCGTTGCCGTCGTTGCGCCATTGCCAGTCGAGGATGTAGCAGAGTTCTTTCCGGGCGAGGTTGTGCAGTGTTCGAATGAAGGCACGGGCCGTGAGTGGTGTCTCAACCCGGTAGTTGAGGTTGTTGCCTGCTCGGGCTTCGGTGATGCCGTACCGAATTTGGGTTGCGTGCCGGGTTTTCACTTTGCCTCCGTGATGGTGATGTCTAGTCCTGGCGTTTTGGTTGCCCAGACCTTTTTGATGTCCCAGTGGACTATGCGGGCGTTGCATTTTGTCGAGGTCTTTGGGGCCTGCTGGGTGGTTGTGGAATTTGGAACGCGCAATCGGTGACGCCCTCGAATCCGCCGGCATCCTCACCAATGACGTGGTGCGTGGTTTGCGGATCCGGATTTCGCCGGCGATCTTGACGGGGTCGTCTATTGGTTCCCAGTTGGGTCCGGCGGCCAGTTTGGCGGCTGCTTTGACGGCGGCTCTCCATGCGGGCAGTTGCTTGTCTGACTCGACTAGGTTCTTCCCGTAGCTGTTCTTGCTGCCTTGGCTGGCTGGTGTGCCGTGGGCGATGATGCGGAGGCCGGTCATTGGGTGACGCCAAGGATTGCGGTGGTCATGGCGATGAGGCAGGAGCCGATAGCGAGCCAGAGTAGTGAGGCCCGTCCGCGGCCTTGGATTCCTTCGTATGCGACGTACAGGAGGATGAGGGATGCGAATAGGAAGGTGATCATTGGTCCTCGTTCCAGGATGCGGTGATGGTGAGTGCTTTGGCGCCGGTTTCGTCCCGGGTTTGGGTGATGGTGATGTCTGCGTTGCCGGGGATGGCGTTAATGACTTCAGGCAGTACGCCCGCGATTGGTCCGCGCATGAAGTGCATGGGCGGGTGCAGCGGTTCGAATAGTGGTTCCGGGCGGTTGTACTTCACGCTGGGCTTGCCGAGTTCGTTCATGACAGGGCCAGTGCAGGATGTCTTGTGTGCCCCGCCTAGCGCCCCGCATGTTTCGCAGACGCTCATTTGAGGTCTTCCCAGAGTGAGCGGGTGAGGACTTGTTCCTGCCAGGGGTCGAGGCGGCCGAATCCGAAAGCGTCCATGAGTGGCTGGAAGGTGTCACGGACTGCTTTGCCGATGCTGCACCCAAAGTGCGCGTAGCTCTGCTCGTGGGCTTGTTCGCGTTCGATGGCGCGGAACTGGTCAGGGTAGGTGCCAGCGACGTTGCACGGCGGGCATTCGTAAACCCAGCGTGCTTTGCCTTCTTTGCGGATCATCGGCTGTCTTCTTTCTCGGCGAGGATGAGTTCGTTGGGCCCGTACCAGAGCGGCGTGGTGCTGTTGAGTCCACTCACCCGGAATACGAGGTCGTTGGGTCCGTCTGTTGACTTGTCGATGGTGGTCACGCGGCCCACAGCGTCCCAGTGGATGTCGAGTCGGTTGATCACGCGGACAGGGTCGCCGAGTCTGAACTTCACTGGCCGTCTCCTGTCTTGCAGATGATGGCGCCGGAGAGGTCGATGACTGGTTTCCGGTATGGGTTGTCGGCTTTGAGCTTGGATGCTGATGCGGCGCCGATGCTCCATCGGCTGTCGGCTTCGTTGACAGCGGCGTCCCATCCAGTGGACATGAGTTCGCGGCGGCCTTCTTCGAGCTTGTCTGTCATGCGCTTGAGCATCTGGGCGAGTTTGTTGTTGGAGGCTTTCAGGCGATCGTTTTCGGCGCGGAGGTCTTCGGTCATTTTGTTCTCCTTGGGTACGGCTAAGCCCCAGCGTTTGCCGGGGCTTCGTGGTCTTCTGTGGGTGGTTCGTAATGGCGGCCGATCATGTCCGGGGGTCTGATGCCGGCCAGGAAGTCGGCCCTGCAGCATCGGCAGGCGTGGGACGGTTCCCCGATGTGGTCCGGGCATGGATCAGGTCGAGGTGCTGGTGTCTTGATTTCTGGCATGTCCCAATGCGCTCCGGGCATGAAGATCACATCTGGGGACTTGACGGCGGGGTTTGCAGCAGCTCTTACCGCGGCCAGGGCAAGGTCGGCGAATGGGTGTTCTGTGCGGTGTTCCCAGAAGAGCTTTAGTAGTTGGGGTTTCCGCCAGTCTTTCGGCCGGAGCTCGGCCAGCATGTCAGCTAGGGCCGAGGCTTGGGCGTTGGTCATTGGCTCGATGGTGGTCATGGATTCTTTCCTCATGGTTCAAAATTCGTCGTCGAACGTTCCGGCCTTGCGCGTTACGTAACTGAACGATTCGACGATTTCTTTAGCCCAATCTCTTTTAACTGAAGTAGAGACTTAGGCGAGGGAAGGCACCTACGTAAGTAGGTACTCTTAACTCTGCCGCTCTGTTGCCGGGGTTTTTGCCGCGGCTAATTAGCGGCAATTGCCGCTCGTTTTGCCGCTTTTGCCGCTCTAGAATGGGGCTTCATTTGGGCCTAGTTCCGCTTGTTTCAGCCAACTTTCACCGTCTACGGCGGCTTGCTGGCAGTGCAGGCAGGATTCCACGTAAATTTGCCGCTTCTCATGGTTCGTTACGTGGGCGCCGCGCTTCCCAACTTCGGAGCGGGTCTTGGACAGTTTCTCGTTGTCCGTCTGGTGCTTCACATAGTCGTGGAGCTGGTAACTTCGGGCGTCAATCTTGTGGAGCAGGTCGCCTTCCAGGAGCTCTTTCAATGCGGCTTCTCCACGGGCTTTGCACAGCCGGGCAGACAGTACGCCGCCCTTCTGCTGCTTCTTCGCCTTCAGGATCAGGCCGACGTGCAGGAGTTGGCCGGCGTCAGACAGCTCATCGATTTTCGGGTTATCGAAGTAGTCCACGTCGATCTTTGCCCAAAGCCGCCGGTCCTTCTCTTCAGGCTCAGGCACGGCTACTCCTTTCTGAGGCGTTGGTTGCGGGCGTTCATATACGTGTTGTGGGCGTGCCGGCACCGTTCGCAGAGTGGTACGCCGTGGTTTTGGTGCTGCCGGTAGCCTTTCCGGGTGCCGCATTTGCCGGGGTCGAAGGTGAATTTCTGGCGGGGACCTGCCCACGCTTCGCCGCCGGCGTATTGGTACTTCATGCGGCGCGTCCGCTCTTTTCGTGTCGTTGTGAGCCCCAGTTGTAGCCGTGGCCTCGCCGGAGGGTGCTGAGGTATTCGAGGCGTTGTTCCAGGGTCCATTGGCGGTCCGGGAAGTGGCGTTTGAGGGTGTCATAAGACGCGCCGTCCGTGCGGGTGATTTCCGCGAAAGACCAACCGTCATCGAGCATTTGCTGGATTCGGGTGATTCGTTCCGGAGTGATCCGGAGGCGTTCGGTTCCGGTGATTCCAAGTTCGGCGCGTACGTTGGCTACGCCGCGGACACTGCATCCGAGAGCGTCCGCGATTTGCTGAAGGGTTTCTCCTTGTTCGGTGCGGGCACGGACTTCTTCACGGTCGATCACTTTGTATCGGCCACTGCCGTGCTTTTGCGGGGCGATTCCGAGTTGCCGGCGGGCCGCAGTGACTCGCTCTGGTGTGCATGCGAAGTGTTCGGCGAGTTCTTTCCGGCTGAGGCCCCGGTCGTGGAGTTCCCGGAGTTGGTCGAGGTTGACTTTGCGGTGGCTGTTGCGTGGTTTGTTGATGCCCATGCGTGCTCGCGCCCGGGATACTGCGCTCGGTGCGCATCCGAGGTGTTCGGCTATGTCCTTGAGCGATTTTCCGGCGAGTGTGAGTTCTTTGACTCGGTTGGCGTCGATGCGGCGTGGGTCTTTGGATGCTTCGTGGGCGGCTGCTTCGAGGCGTTCCAATGCTTCGTCTTGGTCGGTGGTCATCGTTCTTCCTTGGGGTAGTTGAATGGCCGTTTGGGCGCGGTGGGGCGTTGTCGTTGTGCGCGCATGACGTTGTTGACGGCTTGGTTGCCGGTGGGATCGCGGTGTGTGGTCATTGCTCGGTCGTTGGCGTCTTGCCGGCGGCGTGCGTCTACGTGGTGTTCGCATGCGCCGCGGCTGAGGCAGATACCTGTGTTGGATCGGCATATCCCGCAGCACGGGTCGGTGAGCAGCTTGCTCATGCGGCGATGTCCGCGGCGGCGAGGGCTTCCACTTTGGCTGGAACGTATCCGCCCCAGTGCTCGTCACCGCTGGTGTAGGCGACGGGGACTTGGGCGTAGTTGAGGCTGGTCACGAACTCGTACGCGGCGGGGTCCTGGGTGACGTCTACCTTGTGGAAGGGCACGCGTTCCTTGGTGAGCTTCCGGACCATGGCGTCGCATTGGACGCAGGGTGTCTTTGAGTAGAGGATGACGGGTACTTGGTGCTGTTCGAGTAGTTGCTGTGCGTGGTTCATTGGGTCCTTTCGGTAGCGGCGCCCGACGTGTTTCCGGGCGCCGCTGGGCATCAAAAAAGCCGCGGTGTGCGCGGCTTGGGGGGTCTAGAAGGTGGGGTCTTGGGCGGGCCATCCGCCGTTGTCTGGCGGCGGTGGTGTTGCCCACGGGTCAGACTGGGCGGGTTGCTGGTTTTGTCCGGCGAGTTTCTGACGGTCCTTGAGGCTGGTCAGAATCTCCACGGCAGACACTTTGACGTCTTTGGAGATCCGCTGTTCGCCGTTCTGCTCGTAGGACCGGTCATGGTAGGTGCCGTAGACCTTGACGCGGACACCTTTGAGAAGGTCAGCGGCGAAGTGTTCGGCCATGCTGCCCCACCATTCGCAGCGGAACCATTGGGTCGAAACGTCTTCCCATGAGCCGTCGTCTTTCCGCTTTGATTTCTTGTCAGCCACACTGAACGTGAGCTTCGGGGATCCGCTTGGCGTGTACTTGGGTTCGCTGTCCTGGCCAAGGTTGCCGGTGATGATGATTTCAGCCATTTAGAAGACCGCTTTCTTGGGTAGCGTTCCGTGGGTGGCTTCGATTGAGGTCCTGATGTCCGCGGCTACCCGTTGGGCTGCTCGTTCGGCTTCGGCACCCTCGAATGCTGGGTTGCCGCCGGACCATTTCTTTTCGTACTGGACGATCGTTCCGTCCGCGAGCTCTACATTGACTGTGACTTTTCCGGGCATTACTTGGCCTCCTGGGCGATGGGGGTGAGTACTTCAACCCATTGGGCTGCGACTTCGGGTTGGATGTGGAAGAAGTTTGCGGCGCCGGCCATTTGGAGTTGGTGGCCGGTTTCTGCGTTTCCGTTGCCGGTCTTGGTGAGGGTGCCGGCGACTAGGGTGACGCTGATGTAGCCGGGGATTCGTTCGCTCATGCGGTGGGCTCCTGCGCTTGTACGTAGTCGGTGATGTGGGTGGGTGCGCCTTGGTTGGTGAGCCAGGCGAGGTAGTCAGGTAGTTTGCCTTCGCTGACCATGCGTGCCGTAGTGGTTTTGATGTCTTCCGGGATGGTGAGGTCCGGCTGCTTCTGTTCGGGTGCTGCGTCGGGCAAGGGCTGGACGGTGAATGAGCGTTTCTTGCCGCGGGTTTCGGTGAGTGCCAGGGTGAGCGGCTTTCCAATGCCTGACATTGCGGCAATTTCTATTCCGCCGACTGCTTTGCCGCCGTACTTGACGCCCGGGTTGCCGACGAGGGTTAGGCGGCGTCCGATGTAGGCGTCCGTCTCGGTGCCCCATGCGATGGCCAGGACCCTGCGCATGCTCTTGTTGGGCTTGAATGGCCGGCCGGGATACTCCACGAGCTCGATGTGTAAGGGCTGCTCTGACCCTTTGAATACCTTGCCGTCCGCGACGGTGACAGTTCGGGGGCCGGCAATGTAGTCGTCGTAGTTTTGTTGGTCTGATTTCGGGGCGAGTGTTTCGGTGATGTCCATGTCAGATGAACTCCGGGTCTAGGTAGTGGTCGATGCGTTCGGTGTCGGGCATGTCGGCGGTTGCGGTGAGGTAGTCGCTGACCATGGTGGCGATGATGGTCTCTGCCTGGTTGGCGGCGCCGAGGATGGCGGCGTGCCATGCGGGGTCTGGGTAGACGCGCTTTGTCCAGAGCTTCATGCCACCGGAGTAGGAGACGTAATCGATCCAAGAGCGCCCGGAGACGAGCAGACCGGTTTGGAGTTGGGCCACATTCTCGCTGGGGACCTCATCAGCAAGTACGGTCTTGAGCTGGATCTTCTGGGCACGAGACTTGATTTCGATGAGTCCGGCCAAGGCCACCAATCCATCGGGTGAGTATCCAATCCGGAAGCTGTCGAACTCACGGACCATAAACCCAAGCTCATAGACGCGGGCGTGGTGGGTGGAGTAAGCGTCTCTGGCGTACGGCTCATCTAGTTGTCCACGTTCCATTGCCCGTGACTGCAACGTTGGCTCAACAAAGCCGGTGATACGTTCGGCCGCGAGGGTCATAATGAGGCCAAGCGCTGTTTCGCTGGTGGTGTCCGCGGTGATGACCCTGTCCAGTTCGCGGGCTGCTGCTGCGCGGGCTGGGTGGAGTGTCTTGATGGGGTCCGGTGTGCGTTTGCCAAGGCAGGGCCCGTTTGGTGTAGCGCCGCATTCAGGGCAGTCCGTTTCAAGTGCTGTCGGCTGCCGGGACGAAACAAGGTTGCCGATCACGGATGCGGTTAGGATGCCGCAGCGTGCTTGGAGCCACTCATCTGATCCTTGTTCCAACTCGGGGTAGGTGTGCAGGGTCATTGTTCTCCTTGTGGGCATGAAAAAGGCCCCTGTGCGGGGCCGTGTATCTTGCAGTCTGGGTTGGTGGGTCGAGGGTTGCTTGGCGAGTAGCGCCAAGGTGGGCAGTCGCATCCGGCGTATCGGTTCGTTTGCCGCGCCCATGTGTTCGCCGCGCCCATACCCGGCAACAGATCAGGCATCGTTCGCGACTTCTGGGACTTCCTCAATTCGGATGAGCCAGACCTTGCTGTCTTGTGGCCGGTATCCCCGAAATGCGATGGCCTTAGCTTCAGCCTCGCCGTAGGAATCAGCAAGGACGGTCACCGGATGGGCGTATTCGCTGTGGCGGTTAGCGGGGCCAACCTTGAACTCGTAGCGTGCGCTCATGCCGTGTCACCACCCAACGCCTGGGTGAGGGCTTCGGCTGTCTTGCAGGGCCAGAGCGCTTCGCGGTATCCCCATTCCTCGCCTGTCTCGGAAAGCTGCTCGGACTCGACGCGGGCACATTCGCCGCAGACCTCGAAGAATTGCGGGCCTGCCTCGATTGCCACCACTCCCAGGTCCACTTCTCCTGCGGCTTCTAGTGCTTGGTCACGGGTGAAGAACGTGTAACCCGCGCCCTCGTAAGGCTCCCAACGCTTCTCAGGCTTGTGCAGCCCGGCCACGGCTTCTATGGCTGCGATGAGCTTGGCCTGATCCGTGGGAGCGTTGGCGATGAAGGTTGCGTCTTTTATAGCTTGAGGCTCCCTCTTGGCGAGGTGTGGGGCGGCTCGGACAACGCGGAGGCTGCGCGGATCGTCGTAACCTTCTTCAACGTCGCGAGGGTCAGGGTCGGTAGTAATCACATCGCCATACTCGCGAAACCAGGGCCCGGGTGTGGCTGCGGCGAGTCGGTCTTTCAGGGGCTGCAACAAGAAGGGGATAGTGGCGGTCATGACGCAGACCCTTCGTGCAGGACCGTGGCAGGGCGGTCCAAGTCGGCGGACAGCGATTTGTCCCGCGTTCCCGTTTCGGCCCACCATCCACCGTCCTTGACGAACACGCCGCCATACACGCTGCGGATGACAGCATCCGATGGCAGTGCGTCGAGTTCTTCCACGGTGGTGACCGTGCGGGGCTTCTTGTAGCCAGCGGCAAGGAGGTCATCTGCGATGGCTCGGGCGTCAGAGTAGCCGACGTCGACGGCGTAGTAGCCTTCCCCGATCCGGTAGCCGACGATTGCAGCCGCCAGTTCGTCGCGTTCGGCGCTCATGCTTCCACGTCCGCGATGTAGTCACTGACGGCGGGCAGGAATGCCTTATCTCCGCATCCTTCGCAGGTCAGGGTGAGGTCGCCCAGCCAGTCAAGGTCGATCACTACCTCTTGCCCGGGCTCCTGTGCGGTGTCCAGTTCTGTGCTGGTCATGCTCTCACCGCAGTCACAGGCGGTCTTGTACGTGACGATCAGGCTCATCTGGTGGGTTCTTCTTTCGTGGCTTGGAGGATTGTTGCAAGTTCAACTTGCAAGGGGTCGATGATCTTGGCGGCGAGACGCGGGCAGGTGACCGCCAGCGCGGCAAGTTCGGCGGGAGTCATGGCGCGGTCCTCGATTCGATGAGGTCACCGCGCCCGTACCTTGCCGCGCAGTCACCGCACTCTTTGAGCCGAATGGGGCACTTGGCAGGCTTCCACGTGCCCCGCTCAAGAGCTTCGTCGTAGTAGTCGTCGCCGGCCAGTGCAGTATGGGTCAGGTAAACGCTGCCAGGTTCAATGCGGCCAGAGCAGCTATCGCAGTAGTGCTTCTTCCGTGCTTTCCGGGCGACGGTGACGCTCATGACCGCTCCCTGCTTGGCTGTTGGTCGCCGCTGATGGGGTATTCGCAGCCGGTCGCGCACCGGGCTACCTGGTCGTACCACCATGCTGGGAGGTTCAGGTCAGCGGCCGCCCAACCACCCGGCGGCATACCCTCAGCCGGACGCTGCTGTACATGCGGGGCACGGCGCGGATTCCGGATCATGGCTGCACCTCATGAATGATCGTCAAAGGCAGGGCCATCTCATCGAGGTGATGGTTGTAGCTGCTTCCAGGCGCGAACCAGTAGCCGTTGAAGTGTTTGAAAGACGTCCCCTTTCGTCACAACCACGGTCCCATTCGGCAGGTTCACTTGATCGGCTCGGGAAGCTATCGTGCGAGGCTTCCGGTATCCAGCGATAAGGAGGGCATCGGCGATGTGCCCGGCATGCGATGGAGAGTTGTAACCGCCCTCGATAGTCAGGTCCGGGCATGAGGGGCAGGCGCCGGTGAACTCGCCTTTCACGAGCCACGGGTGCTGCATGATGTCAGTGACCAGTTCGCCGCGGGCGGTGCTCATTGTTCGCCTTTCCTGTAACTGTCGGCGTCGTCCTCGAACTGGGTGTCCTGTTCTTCGGCCAGCGCGTCGTAATCGATGGGCTCGCACGGTTCCAGTCGGGCGTCGTGCTGGCGGGCCTTGGCGATGGTCAGTGGCGCGGCGAAGATCGTGGCCGCGAACAGTAGAAAGTAGATTCCGGTGATCATGATGTTTTCTTCCTCCATACGCGGGTGGCGCCGTACTTACGTGCTGCAGCGTGGGATGTTTGGTAGCCGACAGGCTCGATGTGGCCTGCCTTCTTGGCGGCGATAATTGCCCGGCCGGGCCACGATGGTTCGTCCGGGTCGCGCATCTCTCGGCGGAGGTCGTCGGCGCTGAACACTTCGTGCGCGTTTGCAAGGCCGATGATCGTGGCGACGGCATCCTCGTGCCATTCGTCCTTGTCCTGCTCAAACGCCATCGCCCTCATGAGGACCTCTTTCTTGCTGCGTAGGCTTTGATGTCGTCATTGAGTCGTTTCTGACGGGCGCGTTCGAGAGTGTCCGCCATCAGGTCCGGGGTGAACTGGAAGGCGTTCTTGCGTGCTCGCTTACCGCCGCGGCCATTCTCAACCGGCCGCGACTTGGCGCCTTGTCTTACTGCGCGCTTCACAAGCCCGTCGTTCATGCCGCCAACCTTCGGGCCGCTGCAGCCTGGTTGCGTTCCCGCATGACGTTCTTTACTGCTTCCTCGCCCGTTGGGTCGGAGTGTTGAAGGACGCGGGCGATGAGCTCGTCATCCGTGAGGGTCAAGGCGTTGCACGCTTCGAAGTTGCGGTTGATCTTCTTCGCTGCCCGCCTGACGACCGTGCGGTCGAGGGGGAGCTTGTGGGTGGCGGCGTAGGAACGGATCTTGTTTTCCCAGCCGGCCAAAGTGTTTTCGGACATGCCAATTAGCCCTTTCTCCGAGGGACGAACCCATGGGTGAGGTCAAAGATGGTGGTGCTGTGGTGGTGTTGCCCAGACGATGGGGCGAAGGTGCCGAGAGTCGGCGAGGGGTGTTTCTAGGATGCTTCGGAGGGAAGTGTTTCGAGCCAGGCATCTAGCTCTGTAGCTCTTATTACGGGTTTGCTGCCGATGTACTTGACGGCGATCTCTCCGCGTTCAACGATCCGCTGAAGGGTTCGTACTGAGACGCCTACAGAGTTTGCGGCTTCCTGATAGGTGTATGCGCGCTTCTCAGTCATTGGCCTGGTCCTGATCTATCAGGAGGACTCCGGCGAACGTTACGCCGAGTGCTTCGGCGACTCTGCCGAGTTCGTTTACGTACCAGTCTGTGTGTCCGTCAAGCTTCCGGTCGAAGCTTGTTTGGGGGATCCCGGCCTTCTTGGCTAGGGCGTGGCGGTTGGTGTTCTGCTTTGCGATTTGGTGGAGGATTGTGTGGTTTGCGGCTGAAGTGACATCAGCGATGTTCTTTCCCATATGGAAAGCTTCCCATATGGAAAGTGAGTTCAGCAAGTACGACGCGAGATTCTTTTCGAGTACATCCAAGTAGTGCAAGTACCTGGAACGTGAGTACAATCGCACGCGGCCGCAGGCGGGCGCGCACGAGGCTAGGTACACAAAAGTTTCGTCAGGAGTTGTTAACTGCCCAAATGGTTGCTATTTTTTCCATATGGGAACTTACGGGAATGACATTCAGGCGGCCATCGCAGCGCAGATCAAGGCTGAGATGGGCGCCAAGGGCTGGAAGCAAGCCGACCTGGCGAAAGCTACCAGCATGCAGGGAAGCACGCTCTACCGCTACCTCGCCGGCGCACGTGACATCCCGTTGCCCGTAATGGCTGACATTGCGACCGCGCTGGGCATGGACATTATTGAACTTGCCCAGCGCGCACAGCGCCGCCTAGATGGCAAGGACGTCAGCTAACGTCTTCCCGTGTAATTCAGCAAGCGCCCCAACCTCTCGGACGGTCATGGGGCGCTTTCCGCTTTTAACGTGCTCCACTTCTTCGTGGTGCAGCCTCCAGGCCTCACAAAGGTCACTGGCAGGTGTGTCTCGTGCCAATGCAACCAAACGCTCAACGTGCATGTGTCCGTCCCCAGATTCGAATATATGTTCTAACGATTATGAGCCTACGACGCTGGACCGACAAACAAGAGCGAATCCTGCCTCTGCATGACGGGATTAAGTCCAGACGCGTTAAAGATAGCCTCTCATGAGTCTCAGGGTTAAATTTGAGCTTAAACCCTTCCATGGTCCATGCTTAGAGTTAATATTGAGCCACCAGAACTTATATAAGTTCTCACGACGAGTTGAGGGCGTCTGCATGCCGCTTGCGGCTTTCTGACTCCGGAACGGATAGATTATGGTCATGCCTGCCGTAAAGCAACCAGAATCGGGACCACTCGCGAAGGCCTTCGCCGGGGAGGTCCGCGCCGCCCTTGCGCGCCGCCGGATCACCGCTAAGCAGCTGGCGAGTGCTACAGGTCTATCTCCTACCTATGTGAACAAGCGTCTCCGCGATGAGGCCCCGTTCACCCTCAACGATGTCGAAGTGATCTGTGACAAGCTCGACGCGGACTCGGAGGGTTTCCGGGCAGCAGCAGCCAAGGCGCTGCGTGAGGCCGGCGCTGACGACGAATAAACCACAAAGAAAGGCGCCCCTACCAATATCGGTAGGGGCGCCTTCTGCGTTCTATTGGGTTAGTTGTGGGGTCAGTAGCTTGGAGATGGATTCCATGCCTTCACGCATGCGTTGGCGGTGCACCTGGGAGCGGGTGCGGTAGTCGCGGGACATTGCCCGGGACGAGTGGCCGAGGATCATAGGTATGAGGTCTTCAGGGACGCCGGCGTAGTAGAGCAGGTCGGCCATGGTGTGTCGGGAGCCATGGAGGTTGACGTCTTCGGGGAGCCCGGCGCTAATGAGTACGGCTTTCCATCGCTTGGATGCCCGGTCTGGGTCGTAGGGTCGGTCGTCGCCGAACTCGCTGAAGACCAGCCCTTCTGTGCGACCTGCGACTGCTAGGCCGAGGAAGGAGCGGAGCGGTTCGACGTTGGGGATGATTCGCCAGCCGGCGCTGGACTTGGGGCGGGTCAGGTAGAGAGTGCCGCGGAGGTGACGATATTCGAAGTCATCCGGGGCTGACTTGATGTCCTTGATGCGTTGGAGCTGCCATGAGAAGTCGATCTCTTCGCCGATGCGGTCGCATTCGAGTCCGAGGACTTCGCCGCGTCGTCCGCCGGTGAGCAGGTACGCTGCCCAGAGTGGCCCGTCATCGAGTGTGGCGAGGTGCGCCAGGAGTTGGATTGCTTCGTCTAGCTCCAATGCCTTCTGTTCGGTCTTGCGGGCTTTGGGCCGGTCAACGAGATCACAGACGTTCCGGCGCAGCTTCTTCTCCTTGACTGCTTGCTCGAGCGCGGATGAGAGCACGTTGTGGGCCAGTAGCGTGTAGGTGCTGGATAACGTGGGGAGCTCGTCCGGCCATTCTTGCTCGGGCTTGCCCTTGAGAGATTCCGGCCACTTCGCCGGGTCAAGGTCTTTGACGACGTCGGCCCACTTCGCCCGGGGGATTCCTTTGAGGTGTTCACGGTCGCGCCTGTTCTTGGGCATGGCGCGCATAGTGGCGTGAAGCTTGCGGACGTGGTCGGCGCTCAGCTTCTCCATCTTGGTCTTGCCGATCGCGGGGATGATGTAGTTGTTGATGACACCCCGATAGCCTTCCATGGTCTTGGGCCGGACGTCCTTGGGTGCGATGTCATCACGCCAGATGGCAAGCCAGTCGCCAAGGGTAGTTGCGCCATTGAGTAGGTCGCCGTGCTCGGCTAACTCGGCTTTGAGTTTGCGCATCTCCGCGACGAGTTTTCCACGGTCCTTCCTGCGGATAACTTTGCGGATCTGCTTGCCATTGTCATCCCAGCCAAGCGTTAAAGCGCCGGCCCACATGCCGTCTTTTTGCCGGTAGATACTGCCGTCTCCGTTGGCCTTCTTCTCTGCCATGTCGCCCCTCGTTAGTTACTGTAGCTACCCCTGTAGCTACGACAGTACGTGACATGTCGCTACGTGTCATCCGGAGTGCTCCAAATTCCCCGGAATCTAGCGGTAGTTGGTCTACTAAGTGTATCGTGCCGCACGACTCATAATCGTGAGGTCGGGAGATCGAGCCTCCCCACCGCTACAGAGCAAGAATCCCCTAGAACTCAACGGTTCTGGGGGATTTTTTCATGCCCCGAAGTGGCGTTGAAGCTGGCCGACTGTAGCTACTCCTGTAGCTACGCGCCTACGGACGCCAACACCTGCCATCCCCTGACAGAGAGTGACTGAGACTCTTCTCACGCTGGCAGTATCCCGGGTAGCCTGTTTCCCCATCGGATGGTTCGCAGGTTTTCGGGGCAGCGGTTGTATTGGTCGATGTCCCATTCGGATTCGGTGACTGGTCGGACGTGTTGGCGGGGTATCCATGCGATGAGGCTGTCTTTGTTGTCGTCGTACCAGCGGACGTGGATTTGGGTGGTGTTCCAGTGTGTGGCTTCGGCGTAGACGTTGATGGTGCCGCCTGTTTTGAGCGGGATTTGTGCGTGGACTTTGGGGCGTTCGTTTAGTGGCCAGGATCGGACGTCACCGACGGGCCCTACGCGTTCGGGGGCGGTGAACTCGTACAGCACGCCGTCGAGGGTGAATGTTGCGAGCGGGAGGATGGGCATGGTTCCATCATGCCAAGATGGTGGGGTGGAAGTTATCTTGACCATTGAGAATGCGGCCGGCGAACAGGGCAGCGTGCAAGCATCTGGAGCCGATTACGCGGAAGCCTATGCTGCGGCCCGGGCACTCATCCCCGAAGACTGCAAAGCCATCGTCATCCGCACTGACAGTTAAACGACAGTAGAGCCCCACCCGGTGAAGGGTGGGGCTCTATTACGTTGCGGCACTAAGCCGGTCTTATGTTGCCCTTGACTTGCAACACTGCGACGTCGTGCTTAGGGTCCACGCACGAAGCCTTATGATTAGGTCAATCCGTTTACTTCCTTGGGGGACTCTTGCGCCGTAATCGCTTCCTTGCCGCCGCCGTTCTGGCCGCGACCGTTGCCGTCTCTACCGGCTGCGCATCATCCCCACCGCCAGTCTCCCAGCAGGTCCAGGACTACTACGACGCGAACAAGGACCGCCCCTTGGGGGTAACCCCCGGCGCCTCCCCCGCGAGTGCAAGCGCGGCTGCAAAACCAAGCGTGGCCCCTATCCCCGTGGGCTTTGACCTTGCCAGCATCAAAGCAGCCCTCGCCAGCAACCCAGCAGTCACCATCAGCGTTCTGGGTGACTCAACCGGCAACTCCACCGGTGAGTGGGTAGACCTTTGGGGCAAGCACCTCTCCACTACAGCGTCAGTGACAATCCACCTGTGGGACCAGGACAAGGAATCATGGCGCCCAAACGCGACAGCGTACCCCGGCCCTGAAGGCCGGACCATCGAGATCTGGAATGGCTCCCAGCCGGGGTCCACCGCTGACTATCCTTCTTCGCGGCTCAAGGTCATGCAGCCGAACAAACCCGACTTCGTGATTCTCAACTTCGGGCACAACGGCAGCGCCGGTGCAGTCGCTTCGCAGCTCCAGCAGACAACAGATGCCGTATCCGCCCAGTGGGGCGGCAAGCTTCCCACCGTAGCCATCCTTCAGAACGCTGCTGGCGCCCCACGAACGATGCAAACTGACGCGAACCAGAACGTGCTCAAGGCGTGGGCAGTCAGCACGGGTATTCCAACCATTGACGTGCGCTCAGCCTTTGACGCTCTCCCCGACCTGAAGGCATATCTGGTAGACGACGGGCTGGGCGTCCACCCAAACCCCGCCGGTCAGCAGATCTGGGCAGACACCGTCGTAGCCACTCTGGGCTAAGCCTCTCGCAGCATCACCAAGGGAAGCTTGCCTGTTGCTGTCGAACCAAGAGCCACGGTTGACGGGATCGGGAAAATGCCACCCACCACGCGTGAGTATCCAGCCCCGGTGACAAGCTTGAGCAAGCTGGACGTTACGTTGAGGCCCTTATACGTCGCTGTGGTGTTGTCAGCGGCGAGCACGATGTAGTACGTCTGCCCGGCCAGCAAGGACACCGCTGGGGACACGGTCTCGGCCACGTTAGTGCTCGGCGCCGGCCAAGCCGTGGAACCCTTGGACCACAGACGTGCACCCGCCGAGTCAAGTACGGCGATGTCATAGTTGCCAGCCTGCACAGTTCCGGTAACCCATTCCAATACAGCTAGGTTGATGTTCCGGTGCGGCTTCACCGGCATAACGACACCGAGGTTAGCGATGCCGATCACTGCCGAGTTTGTTCCGGCAACCGCCAAGGCAGCCACCACAGGGTTACTGCCTACCGTGGAGCAAAAGTCGATCTGCGTCAACGAGGGATCACCCGCCGGGCCTGTAGCGCCAGCCTGCCCCATGCTGCCCTTACGAGGCAGCACGCCAGGCACCACCCACACACGATCGAATGTCACGTCCGCTGCGGCATTGGCTGCGCTGTCCGCCCAAAGAGTCAGCCGCAGGTAAGCGGCGCCTGGGCTTGGTGTGAACGTCAGCACGCGGTAGTGGAACCCATCGCGGGCGTAAGCGTAGTTCCCAGAGTTCACTGCGCTCTGAACGCCGTCTGTCCATCCGAACCGGCCCTGTGTAACGGGATCTGTCGGAGTCTTTGTATCAACGCGGACGCGCACCACGGCGGTGATTGGCTTGCCTGCCCATTTGGCCCTGAAGGCGGCGTCAAAGGGCATGCGGATGTAGGCTGCAGAACTGCCATCAACTGCCTGAACGCGGACACCATAGCCGTTCCCTGTGACGTTCTCGAAGTACCCAGCCCGGACATCCTTGGTCACGGTTGCGTTGTTGGCTTCCCACCCTGCTGGAAGGGTGCTGGTCCAGTCGGAGAAGTTGCCGTTGGGGATGAGCTGATCCGCATTGGTTTCGATGGCGCTGACCTGCTGGGCGCGGATGGCACCAGTGTCCTTGCTGTAGGTCCAGAAGGGCAGTTCCAACTGGGCCATGAGCAGTGAACCGTTGGGAGAAGGCGCATCGGCCGAGGTCGTCGGGTGGATGCCGTCAGCCTTCATGTACTGCGTGAGCGTGCCGCCAAGGTTCTTGATGGCTGACAGGAACAGCCTGTGAAGGTCGATGACTCCGTAACCGCGCAGGGCTGCGATCTGGGCGTATACCCGGTTCTTCCTCGCCATGTCATTGTCGTCGCGGTTCGGGATTTGCAGGACGCATACGAGATCCGCGAACGGGAGATCCTGCTTGATGGTCTCGGTGAACGCTAGGTACTGACCGCGCCAGTGTGCATCCGACGAACCGCCTGACGTCGTGCCCTCATTCTTGCCATGGAGCAACACGATGAGATCTGGGTTCGTCGCGATCAGCACCGGGTAGCGGGACCCCTGCGCGTAGGAAGCATTCATGCCTGAGACCGCAAAGTTCCACACGTGGGTGACGAATGGGCCGCCGGCGTTGCCGGTTCCCGTGCCGGTTTGCACTGTCACAGGTGCGATCCACGTTGCGCCGGTGCTGGGATCGATCAGGTGATAGATGTAGCTGCGTGACGGGTTGAGTGCGGCCCGGGCCTGGAGCAGGAGGAAAATGTGCTCAAGCTGCTCATTGCCGATTGAGTCACCAATCCACAGCTCGCTCAGGTCGCGCAGGTCTTCAGCTTCGAGTGACAAGTAGCGGTGAGTTCCAGCGGCCGCAGTGGCAGGGCCGGGCTTGAGTGCGAACGCGTCCTTCATGGCTTCCGCTGAGGGGCCATAAGTGGCATTAAGTGCCGCGTCTTGGAGGCGGGGTGGGAGGCTGGCGTCAACAACCTTGCCATTGCTATCGACGATGGCCGTTTTGATGATGGGCATCTGGTGGCTCCTTAGACTGTGATGAGTAGGACGTTGGGGTTGGCTGGGTCTACCTCAACCGTCCCGTCATCCTTCGTGCTGACTAGGAGCACGTTCGGGTTTGTGGGGTCGATGGCGAATCCGCCACCCTGGGCGACTGCTGCGGCTGTTTGTGCGGCGGCGGCCGCGTCAGCAGCGTTCGCCCCAGCAGTGGCCGCTTCGGCTTGTGCGTCTTGGGCTGCGTTTTTGGCGGCTACTGCTTCGTCTCGGAGGCCGATGTACGAGTTGTAGACGTTGCTGAATTCGCCGGACTTCCAACGCACTTGCGGGAGTGGTGCCAGGAAGCCGGGGGTGAACCCGTAAGCGTTCGACGTCAAAGGGTTGGCGAGCGGGAACCCATTCAAATCCTTCAACGGCAGCAATGTCGTGCCCGCGGTGTCTTCCGGCGCGTAGATCCCCACCGAACCGTTCACCACAACATTCATCGGGTTGTCCGGGTCAACAACCAGTTCCATCCCAATCGGGTAATCAGCCACAGTGGGGCTCCTTAAAAACAGTGGGGCGGACCAGTTTGTTGGTCCGCCCCGAAAAGTGGGTGGTGGGTTAAGTGGCCGGCTTCGGTGCGACCTTGAGGCGCAGCAAGAACGAACCCAGCGACGTCAGCAAAGACTTGCCGATCAGGATCCCGAACGTCACCCAGAAAGCCTGGGTCGTGATGTCATGCTCAGTCAGCAACGACGTCAGCCCAGTACCGATCAGCACCAGAGCATCCAAGATGATGCCCGTGTACAAGGTCCGCCACGCCCGATTCAGGGCATCCATCTTCACACTCACCGGAGCGGCATGATCAGCCATCAGCAGGTTCCTCCTTGCCGATGGTCACCGTGAGCTGAGCGCCCTTCACGGCTTCCTCGAAAGCCCCGCGCACAACGGCCGGGTCGATCTTCAGTTCCTCAGCCAGCCGCGGGATGACATCGTTGATCAGGACATCAGTGTTCGTGGTCCCATTCGCCGTGTCCTGGATCCACCGCACCGTCTTGCCATTCCGAAGAACCGGGTACTCGGCAACACGCCGGGGCACGTCATCGATGAGCTTTTGAATGGACGCACCATAAAGCATCGACTCGCCGCCCCGGATGAGCGCGTTCTGGACCTCGGTAAGTGTCTTGCGGTCAGCATCAGTAAACATGTCGTCCTCTTCCTGGATGGGGGTCGTGACTTCGCCGGCGGATTCGATTGAGCCCTTTTCGTCTTCCCAGTAGTCCGTCATGAACAAGCGGGGGTTGACGCGGCCATAAGTGTTGCTGTTGAGATTGAAGTTGTACGGCAAGCACCCAACATGGCAGTGAGGGCCGGTGCTGATGTTCGTGCCGCCGTCAGTGTTGCCAGAGAGCGCGATGATCTGACCGCGCTTCACACGTTGATTCGTGGAGACTAGAAGCTTCGAGTTATGCCCGTACTCGAAATACGGGGCCGTCTCGCCGTCCATGTTCAGGACCGCCATCAAGCCGCCGTACATCAGGTTCCAACCGAAGTTGTCCGCGTACGTGTCATCGAACTGGCCAGCGAACACAACAACGCCGTCGCCGGCGGCCCTGACAGGCGTGCCCACAGGGACAGCCCAATCGTCACCGTTATGGCCGCCCGGTGGGTTAGGACCCCAGCCGGGATTAGCGCCGAAGTCCTGCGACCTGCGGACGCTGCGAGGGAAAGGGAAGAGATAGCCCATGGTTACGATGCCTCCTGCTCGGGTGTTTCCGTGGTGGGCTTGTAGCCCTTGGGAGGTGTCGGGATCTCCACATGCGGGAGGTGGTCCTCGATGATCTTCAACAGCGTCGTGATGTACGCGTAAGCCGACGCCAGGCCCCGCTGCAACATGTCCACCAACGCGCCAAGCTCAGCCTGTGCCCGGCCTTGGTCCTTCTGGGTTTCCTCAACAGCCGTCAAACGCTCCTGAAGCTTGCCGTTGTTCGCCAACAAGGTAGCGTTCACAGCAAGGACAGCGTCAAGGTTCGCCCTGTGCGTCGTGGCCACAAGGTTGTCCACCTCAGCCGGCGTCTTCAAGTCCCGGGCCTTAGCCTCAGACTTCACATTCCGGCGGTTCACGAGGACGCCCACCACTGTCGCAATCGCACCCAACGTTCCGGCGCTCAAGATGAGCGGCATGATGTCGTTCATGTAGTTTCGTCCTCCCGCGGCAGCGGCAACTCTTTGATCAACATCAGCCGGTTATGCGCCTCGATCCAAAGGGCCCGGACCTTGATCACGCAGGCCGCAGCAACAATGGCGTAAGTGAGGCTGCCCATCGCAGAACGGTGCTGACCGTTAGTAGCCACACCCTCAAGCAGCCCAGCCGAGTAAGTGAGAAAAACGACTGCCGCGAGGGACATGCCAACCATTTCCAGGCCGAAAGACCAGCGGTGTTTGCCTCGGATCAGACCGGCGAACATCAGCACACCGGCAACCAGCAACAGCAGCCGGAACAGGACGTTCCACGGCGGCGCCAGCACACTGATTGAGGAAGGCGTGAACTTCTCATCGAACATGACCAGCGCGCCGGTGATGATCAGGATCAAGGCAATGCCGGCCTCGAAGGGCTGAGCGTAGAGGTTAGCGAGACGGTGACCTGTGAACCTATGCGGCATGACCAGCCCCTCTCACACGTACCACCCGAGCCCACCGAGTTGGAACACCATTGCTCGAGCGATCTGCAGCGGCACGCCTGACCGGAAGCTGATCTTGATTTCACCGGCTGGTGTGACTCGCAGGTCTGCTTGGTAGGCGTTCACCAGAAGCGGAGTCAGAACCTCACTGGGGGCTTTGGGCGCGAACTCAGGCGGCACCGTAGCCAACGTGTACTCAGTGGCCGGCTTGTTCACGTCCATGGCGTCATACTTGATCGGCACCAA